TCACGATCATAGTCAATCTGAATCCCCAGATAATCCTGCTTGCCAATTTTGGATGTCGTACTCGTCATCTTTCTCCCTTAACTGTTCTTTCCTGTACCCTCTGGTACGAGCTTTGTTTTTAGATTGTTTCTTTTTCTGAAACCTTTCAATACGTTCTGCTTTCCTATCGTAGATGCTCACTAGGATGCTCCAGCAGATAAGTTATAAGACGCTCTTCATACCAACGCGCCTTACGTAAATCTTCTATGGGCTGACCCTTGTAGCGGCAGCGCCAATTGTACTTGAGTGCATTACCACGGAGATAACCAATGTACTCATCGTGTGTAAGCATACCACGGATAGCGTCAATACACTCCATCTTGCCGTTGTTGTAGTGTGCTGGACGGTTCACCATGTCCGGTTTGTTGTCCGGTTTATCTCCAAAGAAAGGGTGGTCATTACTAACTTCATCCATCCACTTCCAGTCTTTCTTCCTGTTTACTTTGTTCCATTCTTCGGGGGTTGCGTCATCAATGCTCATTGCATCTCCACTTTTAGTTTATCGTTACGTTTTTTATACTCTTCAGTTTCTCTAGCTTTAACATCAATCCATTCATCAGGGATTGTATCTTCACTAAACCACCTGAACCCATTAGCTCCCGCCCACTCAGCGTGTGACCTTTTTGTTCCATCTTTTCTACGTTTTGCTCCGGGCATAGGGGCTGAAGGATTGGCAAATAAAAAAACTAGCTCTGTATCTTCGGGTAAAATTTTCTTTACCCAAACATATTTATTGTATTCTTGAAAGTCCCAGAACCTACCCTTAGATTCAAGCAATATTCTTTTACCGTCGACCACACGAACAAAGTCTGGTTCATAGGTGTGTTTAATAATGTAATCAACTTTATCAGTATGGTGGCTCCAATCTTTTAAAATTGACTCATGAAGAACGGCTTCCCAAATAGAATCATATTTGTCACCGTTAGGGACTAGAAGTTTTGGTGGGCGAGGTATTCTTTTTTTACGTGCGCCAGATTTAACGCGCGCCATGAATATACTTCTTATAATTATTATTAAAGATATTGAAATCAATATCGTCTATCTTGTAACCATCCTTAATCATTTTTTTAAGGACAGCCACTACCCACCTCTTCGTATAGATACTGAGATATAAAGTCTTATTACTGTAGATATATTCTTGTTGTGCTAAAAATTGCTCTACATTATTTATATTTATTTTATTTTTTTCTTCGTCTGGCACAAGTGTATGCAGCCAATTACAAAGTATTTCAAGACTTTTAGATCTAACGCGCTTCATTACTTTACTATTCAAATAGGTACTTCCTCTACTCTAGGTGGGGAGACAACCTTAGTCAAATACGTAAGACCTTTAGAATATTTAAACACTCTAAGACCATGACCATTATTGCTATCCGACCAACAATCATATTTATGGGGGCAAAAGACGCATTGCCTGCTTAGTTTTTCATTTCCTTTCACGCCTTCAGGTATAGGATTATAACACTTCTCAGGCGGCGTGTCAAGTTTAATAGCTTTCTTTACATTTTTTATTTGACTTTTAATGGTGGGTTTATCCATGTCGTCTGGTCTAAATAAACAAAGCTCACCATTTTCTTTATTGATCACAAGAAACCCACCAGCGTTTGTGCCTTCATGTGTTTCGTAACCTGTAAGCTGGGACAAATAGCCGAAGTCATCCTGTTCTGCTAATGTACCCTCTGAAAACTTTTTAAAAGCAAAGCCTGAAGCAGTCTTAATATCGACAACCTCACCATCTATCTTGCAATCCATATGGCCTGTAATGCCCTCTACAACTACTTCTTTTTGCTCATCTGTAACAGTATGTCCAGACAATCTTACTAAAAGTAGTAGTAGTTCTTCTAAAATATGCCCGTATAAAAACTTTATTTGAGTAGCTGGACTGTGTTGGAATGCAACTTGTTCGCTTCTCATGTCATACCACAACTGTCGAGCAGGCTTACCTATATTACTCATCCGCAAGCCTTTGCTCTGTTTGTGAGGCTGTGCCCAGTGAAGAATCACATCCTTCATTCGCTCACCAAACTCGTCTACCATCTCAGTAGGTATGTCTAGCTCTTCTCCAGCAGATAAAATAGTTATTGTAGAGTAAATGTCTTCGATTAAAGTATCTAAGTTTTTAGAAGAGTTCAAGTTGTTCTCCAACACAAAATAATTTATCTAACTTTTCAGTAGCTAGGGTATGGCTCATATAAAACCACTCGCCCTTACGATTTTTATTATCTAATAATTTATGCGCCTGTGTTTCTGCCAATCTTCGATCTTCAACTTTATAGGATTTAATTATTTTATAGTCTCTGTATGGTGAGCTTGTCTGAAATTGTTTTAACCGATCCTCTGAACTCAAGGCCATACCAACCTTTATCCACCCCGGAAAAGATGGATTGTACAGAATATAAATTTCACCCTCTTTAATAATTTCATATCCCTTTAGTGAACTGAAGGCAGCGTCACCTAAAGTTTGGTATCTGCCAGCCTTATGTAATGGATGAGACTTTGAAATTTCTTTACCATTCACCCACATTCTACGAGCGTCTCTAGCCTTCACAGCTTCAGGATTGTCTTTATAGTAATAAGGCTTACCTGTCTTTGGATTAATTTTATTTACCACTCTTCCCAACCTCCTAGTTCTGACACCCACATATTTTCGGTTACATACACCCAGCGGATTCTATTTTGATCTATTCTCCAGCTTTCAGGGCCGTAATCATAAGCTAAAAAAGTTTCATCTGCTTCATTGTCTGCTAATCTAAAATACCTTTCATCTTCTTCGTCCATGTCAGGCATCAGTGTGTCTCCGACCAGTTGTCTCCAACATTAAACTCTCCATCTAAAGGACATTTTAATTTAAAAGCTATGCCAGCTTCTCGTATTGCCTCAACACCTAAGTTGCCTACAACGTCAGCACTCATTTGTTCAGTCTCAACTTGCCACTCATCATGTACATTAGCCACAACATGAGCGTCAATATTTTTTATTTTTTCTTCAAAAATAATCAATGCTTTCTTCATAACTATTGCGCCAGCACTTTGTAACAGAGTATTTAATGCCGCGTGCTCAGAGCGAACTATCAGTTTCCTACCGTCGATGCCTTTAATGTATCCTTTTTTAGCTGCTCTTCCAACTCTATCTTTAAGAGCTTTGAATGATGGCAGATTATCGAAGAAAGATTTTCTAAGTCTTGCACCAACTTCTCTACCTCCTCCAGCCACTGTACCAAGCTTAGGATCTCCTGCCCCGTATAGGAGGGCATAGATGAAAGTTTTTGCCTGAGTTCTTGATTCAAGTCCCGCAAGCTTTTGATTAGTTGTGTGGATGTCTCCGTTAATGATTGCATTTGTGTAATCCTCATCTTCCATGTAGTGTGCTAACATTCTTAATTCAAGACCACTGGCATCTATACCTACGAGCTTATACCCTTCAGGAACTATCCAACACTCTCTACATTCTTTTCCATACGGAGAAGAGAGACTAGGAATCTGTGCCATGTTAGGCCCACTGTGCGTCATTCTACCAGTAATAGTACCATTAGAGTTTACATAACCATGCACTCTATCATCGTCACCGCTTTCTTTTATCCAAGATTTTACAGCAGCTATACGCTTCTGCAACATCAAGTATTTAGAAATCAACTGAGCCTGTGGTATATCTTTTATTTTATTTAGTACTTTTTCATCTACTATTGGCTGTCCTGTAGGTGTAAACTTTTTAGGCTTCCATCCAAAGTCCTGTAGATACTCACCGATTTGCTTACGAGATCCTAAGTTAAAGGAATGTTTAATAGTTCTCTTTATCTTTTTATCTTTACAAATAGTTTCATACTCAGACTCATTAAGTCTGACGCGAGTACCCAACTCTCTACACTTTGCAAACTTAGAAATGGCCCCATCAGAATTGTAACATATCCGAAGTGTAAACACCTCCTCTTTAGGCTTGAACTCTTTCTGAACTTCTTTTTTAATTACTTCGATGTTTTCTTCTAGTTCAGCCTTGAGAGAGAGGACATGCTTCCAATCTAATAAGAAACCTTTCTTTCTTTGTTTATCTAAAAGAGCATAGGCACTTTGTTCTATATCTACAGATTGTGCTGAAAATCCCTTAGCTTCAGCCTTCAATATTTTGTACACTTTGGCATTTAACATTACGTCATTAACACAATACTTTAGCATCTCATTCGAGTACTGACTAAAATCTTCATGTTCTAGTTTACGTTGTCCTAGCTTCATACCCCAAGATCCAAGACTGTGACCGCCTTCTCTAGTGGGATTTATAAGTCTAGATAGTACCAAGGTATCTCTTATAGTAGTATTTTCAGACAGGTCTACACCATATAGATCCTTCACTACAGGTATATCAAAGCCAATGATATTATGCCCTATAAGTTTATCTGCTTTACTTAATAAACTAATGCCTTCTTGTAACTCAGAAGGTTTGAACTTATACAGCACATCATTATCTATATCATAAGCCACGATACAAAAAATAATTGAGTAGTCTAGCCCATCAGTCTCTATGTCAAATATTAAGTTCAAAACGGTATCCCATCCTGTTCATCAAAGAACTCATCTGGTTCATCAGATGATATTTCCGATAGTCTACCAGTTTCATTATCATAAAGCAAGTGTGTAGCCATCCCAACATCACCAGTGTATCTAGATTTTAGAACTCTTACGTGTGTCGTGCTGGCCTCTATTGGATCGTCACTCTGTTGATTACGCTCAAGTGCGATCACACAGTCACTAAGCTGGGCTATAGATTGACTCCCTCGCAGGTGAGATAGGCCAACAGTAACGCCTTGCTCATGTCCTTTATTACCCTCTACTCGACGCAGGTGAGAAACAAGAATCATTCCCGCACCTGTCTCCTCCACTAAAGATCTAAGGCGAGTCATAATACTGTCGATAGCTCTACGTTCATCGCCATCTGCCATAGAAGATACGAGCATGTGTAGGTGATCCACAATGACCCACTTACAATCACAGCCTATAGTTAGATAGCGCAGCTTAGAAAATATTTCTTCTATATCGTGCTGTCCCAGATGTGAATAGATCCACAGTCTATCTTTAGCGTCACCTTTGAAAAGATCTTCGTAGTGCTTTCGCCACTGCTCTTCTGGAAACTCTTCTCTAATTTGATTGATGTAGAGCTTTGCGTTAGCTTCAATAGAAACAATACCATCCACAGTTCTATTCTTGTTTTCTTCAAGGGCTAGAATACCGACACGATCTTTAGTATTCTTAATAATAAAGTGTTCGATCTCTCTGGTAATAGAAGTCTTACCTAGCCCTGTGCCTCCCGTTATAGTTACTAGTTCACCCTGCCTCATACCATATAGCTTTTCATTGAGGCCGTTCCAAGGATAGGGTATAGATTCTAGCTGCTCTCTATTAAAATAACTATCATCCATCTCAGAAACATTTATAATACCAGAGGGAGTATAAAGCCTAGCAGCCCACCAAGCCGTGACATAAGCTTGCTTACTGTTCTGTCTGAGCATATCATTAGGATCTTTAAACTCTTCAGGCATGTGTAATATTTTACTCTTGCCCGGACGTAAGACCCTTGCTACCTTCTTAGCTGCATCCTTGCCAGCCTTGTCATTATCAAAGTTAATAACAACGCAATCAAAAGATTCAAGGAACTCTAAGTTTTCTTTGACATCTTTGACTGCACCGCCTGCACCATTTTTAACAGATAGTACAGGCCACTTAGAACCCAGCAACTCGTAAGCTGCCATAGCATCACACTCACCCTCTACTAGGGTAACGAACTTACCGCCAGCTTGGAATGCTTGCTGCCCAAACAGGCCAGTGCTTTTTGGAGAACCCTCCCACATAAAACTTTTATCGTTGACATCACGAACCTTCGCACCTCCCATTTCATTGCCATTATAGTATGGATAGAAATGAGTTATAGTTTTATTAGAAGTATTTGTTATGGACTTAACACCATACTTTTTTACAGTGTCAAGAGAGATTGATCGGTCAGTTAGTGGGTGGAAATCCCCATCACTATAGTTCATTGAATTACGTTTGTAAGTTTTAAAATCGCTAACTTGGTCAGGCACACCGCCATCCTCGTAGTTTCTAAGATAAGTATTACAACTAAAGCAATAACCATGTCCGTCTCCATCAACAGATACGGGATCACTGCCACCACATTTCGTACAAGGCAAATGAAATTTTACAAAAGCCATTTTGTCTCCATAAAAGAAAGGGGCCGAAGCCCCTCTTGTTTAGTCAAGACCAGAGAGTTCTAGTTCTACTTGATCATCAGGTTCATCAACCATACCATCAAACTCTCCTTCAAGTTCCTCAGAGAACTTTACTTCAGCGCCTTGAAGGATAGCTAGTCGGGCCTGTAGACCACCAGCTTCTTCACGCACCATCTGCACAAGACCTACAAGTTGCTGGGCACGATCAGATAAATCTGACACATTGTACTCAACGTCTTTATAGGTCACTGTATTCTTAGCTTCACTCATAGTTCCGCTTCCTCCTCATCTTCAATCTCAAACTCATCCGCATTCGGATCATTATATTCTACAAGTTTTATAACTTGCATCTTCATAAAGTCAAGACCCTTGTAGGTTCGACCATTCCACTGAGACTCCCACTCTTTATATTGAACCTTAACATGAGAGCCGTTGCCCACACTTACATCAATATCTTGTTTACGGGTGTCGATCAAGCCCGGAGCCTTGCGAATCATACCGTTAGGCCCATTGACCTTACGTTTAATAATGATTGCAGGGCCTTCTTCCATCTGCTTAACAGGGAATCCACGATCCTCAAAGTTCTGAGCGGTAGACTCATCGACTACTAAGTTGACTGTGTAGCACGGATCATACTTAGTGTTGGGTGAAGTTACGAAAGCCCAGTAAGCGGTTCCTTCAAGTACTGCCATTTTATACCTCGCGTTTGGTTTTGGTTTGCGTATTATACGGACTAAAGACAATCATGTCAAGCATAATTTTCTTCCCACCGTAATTTTCTTTTCTTTCGCCCTTCTTCTTTGGCGATCCTACTGGCATCACATCTTGCTGCGTACCAATAAAGTATATTAAGTTCCTCCTTTAACTTCCTGATTGATAAAGTAATTTTACCCCTGCCAAACTTAGGAGTTACTGAAGCCTTTTTACTCCCAACCTTGACTGTGCAAAATCTCCAGCCATCTAAATAATACCAAGTGACGAACTCATCGCTGCGTTTTGGATTCAATAAGAAACTTTTTAGTTTTAAAATATCTTCTGTCACTCACAGTTCCTATCAACAAACTCAGCAAACAACATAGATAAATCGTTATCTTGTATTCTCCAACTTCCTACTTCAGAACAACGATCTTCTACAAAATTAATAAACTTAAACTTGACACGCTCTGATGGAGGACTAACGCCTATTCTTAAAGCGAACAGTTGGCACCACCAATCATCAACCTCACTACAAAATTCTGCCCTTGTATCAGTAACACTCATTGACTTCCTCCAGTTGAGTTTTTAAATAAAGTCTAACAAAAAATTCAGGAAACTCTTCGCCATGCTTTAACATTAAACGCAGAGCATCCTCTTGCATTTCATCACTGAGATCTTCAAGACCACAATAGATTGTGGAATAATAAAGTATGTGATTACACATGTCAATTACGTTTTGCATTAAAGATCCCTTTCAATAAATTTGGTTCCCCAGAAAGCAATATCATTATGTAAATCTTTTAAAGTATTGTAAGCATCTTTGGTGCGTTCATACTGAGGACTAACATGCTTGTGAGGTTCAGCAAGACGAAGGACATTATCATAGTGCTTCATGCGATCAGTTAGTATTTCTTTCATTTGAGTATTAACAAGATCACGTAAGCTATTTTCAAATGCTAAAGCAGTACCAGAATTTAAAATGAGGGCCTTGCGGCTTTCAGAATAAACTATAAAATGATCCACAAATAAACGTATATTATCCAACGGTCACAACCTCCAACTCAGTTTCGATCCAAACTTTAGCGCCACAAGGCAGCGGGTTGTCAGGACAATAGTAGACACTAACTAACGGCTTACCTTCAGAGTCTACAACAGCGGCATGGTTAGACTTTCTATTCTGTTTGTAGTCCTTAACAGTAATCACTGGCAACTCAGCACCCTTAGCGTTAGCCCTGATGTTGTGTTGATTAACATGGATTCTAGTTTTCATAAGTACCTCTTTTTAAAACTATTTCTTTCAACCATTCTTCCATTACCGGGGGTTATATTAAGTGAGCAGTTTTACACCATGCTCAGGGTGTCAGGAGAGCCTATGCTGCTAGTGGAAAGTTAGCAATAACTTGTTGAACTTTATCGGATCTTTTAACCTGTGCCACTGGTATATCAATTTTATTCTTACGACTACCGACATGGTGGCTTGACCAATCAGTCAGAGTATTATACACGGCCCAGTAGTTGTTACCCATTGCTGGCATGTAACGCTCATTGTATTGAGTCCAAGCATACATAAGAGATGAATTACTATATGCTTTTGGCATACTCATAATTGATCCCGTAGTCTCGCCCTCTTTTAGTTTACCAAGTGCAAACTTAGAGCCTGTCGCCTCTGCAATATATTGAAATGCTTCTTGACGACTAACTGTGTGGTTAGCCCACTTTGCCCACAGTTCATTCTGAGTATCTAGTATGCCCATGATCTTGTTCATCTGGCTCGCGCCGTGGTCTACGTTTAGCTTGTTAGTGTGTCGAGCCTTGTAAATTCCAGCAGTCGAGCCAAGAAAAACCTGATGATTAGTACAAGCATTTTGTAATGCACCAACTGTCGCCTGATAGGGCCACACTGAATTGAACGAATTAATATGTAACATTTCAAGAATCGCAGTATCACCGTCGGGAGTTGTAATCTCGTGATTAGGTAATTGGTGCCGAATAAAACAAACTGAGCCGTTATCTCCGACTTGAATGGTTTCCTTAATATCTACCAAATCTAGATTGCTACGCTCCAATACATTACGGGCGGTATCAATCATTTGAGTGTGTGATACTGGCTTGTATCGCTCACCGTGGATCGACAAAGCATCACCAGTATCTTCACGGTAATAAACTTTCTTATTGTCAAGTTTAAGTACACCGCCATCTTGATCTCTATACAATACTGGCGTGGCGGTCACTTGAAAGTCTGCCTCGCCATAGCCAGAATCCCGAAGATTATCAACTGCTGAATTGTTACCAAACAAAGAAGTAATTGTGTTCATAAGAACTCCTGATTATAAAATAATGAGTTGCCAGCTGCTCATTGTCACTCTTTAAAGGCTCCACAAGGGAGGTGACGGGTCAGGCTTCACGGTGCCTCCAACCGTACCCCTAGAAAAACTAGGAAGGTCGTAAGACCTCCTTCCTAGTTTTCTAGGGAGAATCTTAAAGTATTTTAGTTGCGATGTCAAGCCACTAACTGTAAATTATTAGGATCTGCAAAAAAATTCAAGTCGCCTTGATCTTTAAACCTTTCTAGTTTTGTAGATCCCTTGCGTGTTAGTTTACCGATGCTACCATCCTCATCTAAAAATCTCAAGTCAGTCTCATCAAAGTCTACTAACTCTACAGTATTACCAAACAACTGTATACTGTCAGGTATCTTAAACTCGCCCTTACACTCTTTAGTATTAAAAGATATTGCGATGTTGAGTCCAAGCTCTGTAGCAGTTTTAAGTTGCTTGATTGTCTTGACACTATTAAGTGATGCCGAAAATGTAAGATGATAGTTAGACAAAGTATTACGGACAACACGATGTAGAACTTTTGAATAGTCATAAAACTGTATGTTAGGCAAAGATTGGACAAGATCAGACCAATCAATATCACTGGTGCCATTGAGTCGAATACAGTAGTTGTCGGTTTCATGGCGCAATATCTCAGTCCTTAGTCGATCTTTAAATCCATCAGGATCTTGAAGATATTGCACAGTCCTACGAGTCATAGCTTTCTGGGCATCAGACATACCAAGTCTACCCGAAGATCTAAGGCACGGAACTTTACACCCAGCAATATCAGCATAAGCACATAAAGTTTTCTTAGCAACAAGATTTGCGGGTTGCAAATACAATATACCTGTGGTATACTTTTGCTTTTTAAAGCCTTTAAAGATCTTAGTAGAACTATTAAACCCCATTAAGGGTAAATTATAATTATATATATACTCTTTAATAGGTTTAATAGACTTTAAAGTTATTAAGTTAATACCATTCACCAATTAGACCTCGTATTTCTTCGACGCTTGTCGGATTGATATTTTTTACGGTCACCCAAATCATTAAATTTTAATTCAGAAATAGTGCAAGGCATACAGTGTACTTTATCTGATAGCTTGCAAGCTAATTCTAAATTAACGATCACACCACAATTAAAACATTTATTCTCCAAAGGTTTCCTCCCATTCTTTAGGTGTGATTCCTGACAATATAAACTCACGTTCACCATCAGTCAAGTTTGGCATCGCATCTTGAATTAACATACCACCCTGCCAGTTATTAAACTGTTCAGCAGTGATTGGCATATCAACAATGCGTCGAACACCAGTTAACATAGATTGTTTTTCGATCAGCACATTATCCTCCTGTTCCCTTTTTAATCTTTAGAGGTCGTAAGACTTCCTCTAAAGATTAAAAAGGGAGCCGAAGCTCCCAATACTTTAATCAGTGCAGCCGCTGTTACAGGGAGTTGATACCCCGACGAGAAGCTGCACCATAACCATACTAATGGTTATAATTTTAATTAATCCCTAAGCGGGATCCTCCGGGTTAATTCTTTGAACTAACATCACGATCATTTGCGCGACATCCCATTTATCAATTTGCCAAACTTCAGTTTTATTAAATTTTCCGGCCACCACATCTTCATATCTCGCTAACACCGCAGTATGAAGATCAGTATTCATTTGAAGACTACCAAGTTCAGAAGTTAACATATCAACTGCATGTTCAAACTTCATCAATTGCATAAGTTCAAAAGACATATCACGGCGCTCATGGATCACAGCAGAATTAGTCATATAGACTCCTAAGAAAAGATTACAATTATGAATGGGGTCAGTGGAGCAGCTAATACTGCAATCACTGGTATCCAAATATCTAAATTATATTTATCCATAAAACTCCAAAAGCCCCCCGAAGGGGGCCAAGTTAAATTAGATCATTCCAAGGTCAGCGGCAGTCGCAAGACGAGGAGCCGAAGAAGTCTTAAAGTTCTTTGACTGCTTTGGATTCGCAGTAATCTTAACTTCTTTGTTCGACTTCAGATCTTCAGTCTTGAGGACTTTAATATACTTCGAGGCAGCCGAAGTCTTACCGTTGATCTTCTTGACGGAGAATAATTTATTTATATCTCCAGCCAAGGGCTGACCATCGTGAACCGCCTTGATCGTGGCCCCAAAGCGAGCTTTGAGTTTGTTAAATTCAAAACGCTTAATATCGTTTTCACCGATATATTTGTAAGCCAAGGTCGAAGCCACCGCATAGATAGCTTTGTCAGTTGCAGGTTTTGTCAAATCATACTTAGCCATAATCGTTATCCCGATTGTGTAATTTTTCATCGAGCCGCTGTCGGCCCTTCCTAGTTTTGACTCTCTTTAAAATCTTCAGAAGTCGTAAGACTTCTTCTGAAGATTTTAAAGAGAGTCAAAACTTCTCAGCTAGTCCCTTTAAAACCTCAAGAGGTTTTAAAGGGACTAGCTGGATCGTAAAAGACCCCTTGGGTCTTTTAAATTTGGGAGTTCTTAGCTCCTCTTAGGAGGAGCTAGATGGCTGTCGAGGCTTGGCAGCTAATTAGTTTTCAAGTTCTTGAAAACTAAAAAAAACTTTGAAGTTTATATTAAACTTCAAAGACTAAAAAGACTTCTGTTTACTTTGTAAACTAGAAGTCTTCAAAGTTTTCTGGAGGTCAAACCTCTAAAGTCTTCTTAGACTTTAGAGTTTTGGGAGGTCGCACTTAAAAGTCTTCAGAGACTTTTAAGATTACGCGGGAAGGTAAGATAGTATTACAGAGTTCTTCTGAGATCTTTAGAGGGCGGGGCAGGTGACCGTACCCCCCACCTACTATATATACTAATTTGTATACATTTTAAGCAGAAAGCAGTGTCAACTAGTTTAGGCGGGGTTTCAAAGTCCTTTAAAGTGGGAGGTATATATAGATATAGCCCCGGTGGGTCTATGTATATTATAGAGATTATTTTACGATTTGTCAAGAAAAAACTTGACAAATCTGTAAACTACCTATATAATAAGAACATGAAAAAAGAATTGACAACAAAACAACAGTCTTTTTTAAATAACTTGGTTGAAACAGGAGGTGATCCTAAACTAGCAGCCGAACTAGCAGGCTATGCTCCTAATACTCATTGGCAAGTTACAAAAGCTTTAAAGAATGAGATTATTGACATGGCCTCTAATATTTTGGCTCAGTCTGCACCAAAAGCTGCCATGAAGCTTGTGCAAGTTATGGATTCTGATTCACCTACGCCACAGGCTAATATAAAGCTACAGGCAGCACAAACTATTTTAGACAGAATAGGTTTAGGTAAAGCAGATAAACTTGATGTAAGTCATAAAGTAGAAGGAGGTATTTTTTTACTACCTGCAAAAGAAGAAGTAGTAATAGATGTTAAGGCGTAGATCTAGTTCTACAATTCCTTTTGGCTACATACTCTCTGAAGATCCTAAGTTTTTAGAAGAGGTTCCAGAACAAATAGAGGCTTTAGAAAAAGTAAAACCTTTAATAAAAGATAAGACTCTTAGCCTGCGTGAAGGAGCTATGTGGCTAGAACACACTACGGGTCGTAGTCTAAGCCATGCTGGATTAAAAAAGATAGTTAATAATGGATGATTGGGAAGTAAACCCAGACAGTTATCAAAAAGATACTGATGGTAATTTTATTTTAAAGGTAGATGGCACACCTAAAAAGAAAAGTGGTAGAGCTAAAGGCTCTAAATCTAGAGGCTATCATTATAGCAGAGCTACCCAAAACAAGATAGCGGCACGAAAAGCAGTAAGAACTAAAGAAAAACTTATTGCAAAAGCAGAAGCAAAAATAAAAAATCAAAAAACTTCTTTAAAAACTTCTAAAAATACACTGGCTAAAATAGAAAATAAAGAAAAGTCATCGGAAGGTAAGCTTTTAACAGAAGATGTTGTCGAAGATTTACCAAAAAAAGTAAAAGAAGAAGCATTAGAGAATGTTATCTTTAGACCGAATGACGGGCCGCAGACAGACTTCTTAGCAGCCCCAGAAACGGACGTATTGTATGGTGGCGCAGCAGGGGGTGGTAAGTCCTATGCTATGCTCGTAGATCCCCTCAGATTCGCTCATAGGGCTGCTCACAGGGCGTTAATACTAAGACGCTCAATGCCTGAACTGAGGGAGCTTATAGACAAGTCTAGGGAGTTATATCCAAAGGCTTTTCCGGGATGTAAGTTCAGAGAGGTTGAAAAGATCTGGACATTTCCCAGTGGTGCTAAACTAGAGTTTGGCTTCCTTGAGCGTGATGCAGACGTATACAGGTATCAAGGACAAGCATACTCTTGGATTGGTTTTGATGAGATTACTCACTTATCAACAGAGTTTTCTTGGAACTACCTAGCATCTCGACTACGTACTACAGACCCTGAGATTACGCCGTACATGCGTTGTACAGCTAACCCCGGTGGTGCTGGTGCAACATGGGTAAAGAAGCGTTATGTGAACCCATCAGAGCCTAATGAGAGTTTTATAGGCGATGATGGTTTGACACGACGCTTTATACCAGCCCGACTAGAAGACAATCCGTATCTTGCTAAAGATGGTAGATACGAACAAATGTTAAAAGCTTTGCCTGCTGTTCAGCGTAAGCAGCTTCTAGAGGGTAACTGGGACATCACAGAGGGTGCTGCCTTTACAGAGTTTGATGTAATGG